GATGACCTGTTATTACCCACATATGTCGAGAAGACGGCTGCGTTGATGGAGTCTACAGGTGCAGATGTTGTCTACACCGAATCAGGCATGATACCCGTCACAGCACTCATCCGTAAGGCCATCTGGAAGAAGGTCGGCGGATATTGTGACATCGGTTTTTTTGATTGGGACTTCAACTGGTCGTGTCTGGAGTCAGGGGCCATAGCATTGCCCATCCGCGAGCACCTATTTGTGTACAACCAGCACCCGGAACAGGTGGCTACCCACGCCCGATGGCACTCCAACGGAACCTGGGACACGTGGAAAGACGCAATCTATGCCAAGCACCCGCGTCACGGCAGACCCTAATTCGCATAAATAACCCCTGTGTAGATGCTCTGTCGAACAGGCTCCTACGAGTCCACTTCAGCGAGCCGCGTACCTATCCACTCCGATGAGCGGTGAGGGTAACATCGCACTCCCAGGAAACAACCACATGGCACTCAAAGTTTTGAACACCCGCAAGAAAGAGATCCTCGACGCGCAGGACAAGATGCTGCGCAACGCTGTGGACACCAAGACCGCTCTGTCCGCCGCCGACGAGACCGCCTTCACCGCGATGACCACCGAGCTGGATGGCATCAACACCAGCATCACACGCATGACCGCGATCGAGAATGGTCGGCGTGAAGTCGGCGCACCCCGCGAGAAGGTAGTTATCGCCGATGCCTCCGCCACCAAGTTCTTCGCCATGGGCGGCTACCGCTCGGTTACACCGATGGCATCCGCCACTCCCGAGTACGTCAAGGGATTCTGGGCTTCGCTACGCAGCAAGGCCGACCACGAGCGCTTCCTCATCCAGAACGCATCGCTCGGCGAGTCCGGTTCAACCGCCGCCGGTGGAGCACTGGTCCCGATCGAGACGGATCCCAGCATTCCCGCGATGGCCATCGAGGAAACGATCGCACGCAGCCTCTCGCGTGTAATCACGACCCAGATGAACCTAAATCTGCCGTTCCAGGCAGCCAAGACGGTTGCGGCCCTCAAGGCCGAGAGCAACTCCACCGGCACCAACGCCTTCGCCACCAACGCCCCCACCTTCAACACCACAACCCTCGCCAGCTATGTGGTCGGCGACTCGGTATATGCTTCCTGGGAACTGTTGGCCGACTCGAAGGCTGCCTCAGACTTCATCACGATGGACCTCCAGCGCAGCATCCGCGTGAAGGAAGAGAACTACTTCGTGAACGGCAACGGCTCCGGCCAGCCGCAAGGCTACCTGGGCAACGGCACAACGGCAACCGGCGCATCCATCACGGCGGGTGCGGCCACCCTGGGAATTAACCCGATCATCGACGTCATGGGCAGCCTGAACCGCGCGTACTATGTCGGTGCATCCTTCCTGGTGAACCGCCAGGAATTCAATCGCTTGCTCAAGGCCCAGATCGCCGCGTCGCAGTTCCAGACGTTCATCACGTTCGGCACTGCCGGTGACGCCCGCCTATTCGGGTACCCGGTCGCCTTCTCCGCCGAGATGCCGGTGTACGTTGCGTCTCCCGCCGTCTCCGGCTCGTGGATGTTTGGGGACTTCAAGGCGTTCGCAACCATCGGTGACCGTGACGACAGCAACATCCGCATCAAGGTCCTGGACCAGGTCGCAGCCCTCAACGGCCAGACCGTCATCCTCGGCTACCGCCGCACCGACCAGCGCATCCTGCTCGGCGAGGCCGTCGTCCAGCTCAACACCACCGCCTAATCCGCGCCAAACCCCAAAGGACCCCACCCGAACAAGGTGGGGTCCTTTGTGCGTGTAGACCACCGCTTAACAACTAATTACATGAACCGACTTCCGCCCTTATAGGTATGGGAACTTTTGCAGGGGGTGTCGGGCTGAGGCAAGTGGGGTGCACACCATGCTCCCAATAACTGCCACGGCGCAAGAGTACATCGATGGCGTCCTCGACGGCTCTGTGATTGTAGGTCCCTGGATCAAGAAAGCGATCCGGCGTCACGTAGCTGATCTGAAGCGCACCGACATCCGCTTCGACCCAGTCGCCGGTCAATATGCCATCGAGTTCCTCAGCACCTACTGCATTCCCTCCGCTCAGACCGAGCCGATCCAGCTAATGCCGTGGCAGCGGGCGATCCTATTCATCGTCTATGGCTGGAAGCGGCTCGATGGTTCCCGCCGCTACCGCAGGGTTTTTTTAGAGGTGGCGAAAAAAAATGGGAAGACGGGCCTCTGCGCGGGCCTGGCACTCCTTCACCTGATCGCCGATGGTGAACTCGCCGCCCGCGTGTACTGTGCCGCCACGGCAATGAAGCAAGCCCGGGAGGTGTTTAACGAAGCCTGCGCGATGCGCGACAAGCACCCTGAGCTGACTGAACGCATCCACAAGTATGGCAACTCCCCCGTGTTGTCGCTGTACGACCCCGAGACGAATTCCCGGCTCTCACCACTGGCCCGTGGTGCCGACAGCTCAGATGGTGCAATTGTATCGGCGGCCATCCTTGACGAGCTCCATCGTTGGTCGCTGACAAACAATCTCTGGTCAATCCTGCGCTACGGCGGAGACACCCGCCGCCAGCCCATGATGTGGTGCATCACGACCGCCGGTGCCTCGGCCAACAAATCCACACTTTGCTGGGGCGAGCACGAATATTGCGAGCGAATCCTCGACGGAATGGTTGACGACGATGAGGTTGCAGCCTTCATCTTCTCACTCGACCTCAAGGACGACTACCGAGACAAGAAGAACTGGGCGAAGCCCAACCCATCACTGGAGTACATTCTTCCGCTCACCGCATTAGAGAACCAATTTGCAGAGAGCCAGGGTAAACCCACCGCACTCGGCGAGTTCAAACGGTTCCGCATGAACTTGTGGAGCGACGAGGTCAGTGACCCCGCGATCGACATTGCCACCTGGGACGCCTGCTGCTCCGAGGACATCGCCACTCACCCAGATCCCAAGCGCCTGCGCCTGCAGCTCATTGAATTGCTCAAGGGCCGTCCCTGTTTTGGTGGCATCGATTTAGCGCCAAAAATTGACACTTCTGCCCTCGTTTTACTCTTTCCACCCCTTAAAACCGACGAAAAGTGGTCAATTCTCGAATATTTCTGGTGCCCAGCAGACAACATCGCCGAGCGCGTGAAGCGCGACAAAGTGCCCTATAGCACCTGGGCCAAGGATGGGTTCATTGTTCCGACCCCCGGCAACCTCACCGACGTCCGATACATCGCGGACCAGATCACAGAGATCAGCAAACTTTTCGAATTAAAAGAAATCGCATACGACCAAGCCTGGTCATCGGAACTTGTTCGCATGCTCGACGAGGGTGGGTTCCCGATGCGCAAGCTCGTGGACTACCCCCAGTCCCACTTAAAAATGAACGCCCCCTGCCAGGAGCTCATGCGGAAGGTACTCCGCTCCGAGTTCACCCACGCACACAACCCCGTGATGCGTTGGCAAATGTCGAACCTGCGCTGGAACACACAGCGCGGCACCGGATTTATTAAGCCAGCCCGCGACCGCAAGCGCGAAAAGATCGATGGCTGCGCCTCCCTAATCATGGCTCTCGCGCGAGCAACAGATCCAGAAAACCAAATTAAAAAGAAAACCGTTTGGATGGTGAGCGCATGAGCAAGATGCCCAAGGGACGTAAGCGTAAAGCCGACTATGACGAGGTGGTGGCCTATGTGGCCGCAAACCCCATCATGCACCAATCAGAGGTGGCCACGCACTTTCACATCTCGCAGTGCCGGGTGAGTCACATCCTCGCCGCGTGTGGCGTCCAGGGAATCCGCAGGGGCAGGCCACTGAAAGCAAAGCCGGGCCAGACCAGCGAGCAAGCCCAGTGGGAGGTCATCCTGCACAACGCCGGGCTGGGCATGGAGCGCGGGCTACGCCTGCATAACCAGCGCATCCTCTACGGCTACGACCCGCTCAAGCAGAGTCATAACGACGACTCCGCCACCCTGCAACCGACTAACTAACCCTTAAGAGAGATCACGCATGGGCTTCATTAATAACTTCAGAGCGGGCTGGTTGAACGCCTTTCGAAACAGTGGGGAGAGCACCTTTGCGTCTCCCAGCTCCGAGTTGGTACACGCCCTCGTTGGGCTACCCGCCGCCGCCGGTAAGGTAGTCACGCGCGAGACCGCGCTTCGCGTGTCTGCATTTTTGGGCGGCGTTAAGATGCTCTCCAACGACCTCGCCAAGATGCCGCTTATTCTGCGCGAGACCAAGAGAGTCGATGGCCGCGTTCGCACGCAACCGGCGATCGACAATCCACTCTACACACTACTCAAGGACTGCCCGAACAGCTACCAGACCTCGTATCAAATGCGTTGGTTCCTCGCGTCCCAGCTCATTATGAACAGCAACTGCTACTGCCAGATTATGACAGACCAGGCAGGTGATCCCATCGGTCTCATCCCGCTCAATGCCTGGCACATGACACCACACTGGGACCGAACCACCACGCCACCTACCCTGAAGTACCGCTACACAAACTGTGGTCAGGGCGGCACGATGGAGTTTACCCAGGATCAAATCT